TGTGGGGCTACAAGTATCAACGGCCTTCAAATGCGCTGAGCGTGCATTGGATCAACGATCCTGCGGTTGCCATTGCAGCCATGAAGCGGGGCGATAATCCCGACAGCGAACGCCAGGATTATGGCCCGTTCATCTTTTCAAACGTTCCGGCCGCCTGCATTCAGTTCACCTGTGACCTGGCGGATACCGACCGCATGCCGCAGTATTTTCGAGACGCATTGTCCGCAATGGTCGCATCGGCTGTCGCTGTCGCGCTGACAGAAAGTGTCTCGCGCGCCAAATTTGCTGCGGAGCAGGCCGAGATATTGATTGAACAAGCAGTGGCAAAAGATGAAGAAATGATGCCGCCGATCGCAATGCCCCAGGCGCATTACATTGCCGCCCGTACAGGAGATAATGCAGCCTTTGGCGATAGAGGCGTCTGGGGTCGATAGTGCCCACATCAAAGTTTCAGCCCAGTTTTGCCGGCGGTGTGGTTGGCCCCTCCCTGTATGGGCGCATCGATACCGCCAAATACGATGTGGCGCTGAAAGTCGGGCACAATGTTTTTGTTCATGTTCATGGCGGTGTGAGTAATCGCGCAGGCACCCAGTTTGTCGACGAAGTGATGGATCATGCGCATAAGCATCGCCTCTTGCCGTTCAAGCGCTCTGAGGATGAAAACTGTGTGCTGGTTCTGGGCGATCAGAAAATGCGGATCATTCAAAACGGGGGCTATGTTTTGGATGGGGCGGACCCGTATGAGATTGCGACACCCTATTCAGCGGCACAGGCCGCGGTGTTGCATTACACACAATCGGTCGATGTGGTCTTTATGGCCATGAATGAAGTTTATCCGCAGAAATTATCGCGATCACACGACACCGCATGGGCGTTCGCCGATCTGGCCGTAAATCCCGCTGTGCCGCCGCCCACGATCACGGGCGTTTCATCGGCAAAGCCGGGCAGCAATACCTACACATACAAAGTTTCGGCCATTGTGAATGGCGTTGAAAGCCTGCCTTCTGCTGCGTTTACAAAGACCGGATCACAGGACTTGGCTATTGCAGGAGCCCGGAACACAATCAGCTTCACCGGAGTGGATGGTGCGCAGTTCAATATCTACAAGGAGCGCTCCGGCGCATATGGCTATATCGGCTATGCGACAACAGGCAGTTTCGTCGATGACAATATCAATCAGGATTTGACGAAGGCCCCCGTCGCGCAATCCACGCGCTTTGCCACGGCGCAAGACTATCCATCTGTTGTAAACCTGTTTCAGCAGCGCCTCATCTTTGGCAATACACCCAATGAGCCGGAAACAATCTTTCTGTCGCGGATTGCCGGATATGAGAATTTTACGAAGAAAGCCGTGCTGACGGCCGATGACAGCTTCGCCAAGTCGATGACAGGTGACGGCATCGCCGCGATCAAATACATGCTGCAATTGCGGGAATTGCTTATTTTTACATCTTTGGGTGAGTTCTCTTTGTCCGGTCCCGATGGGGTGCTAACCGCGACAAATCCGATTGAGACGCAGTTCGGCTATTCGGGGTCAACGGATGTGCCTGCGCTGGTTGTTGAGGATACCGCTTTGTTTGTGGATCGTACCGGCCGTCAGGTGCGCGATTTACGCTACGCTTTTGAGCAGGACGGTTATTCGGGCCATGATCTGACGGTGTTTGTGCCGCAATACTTTGCCAATTCGCGTATTGCTGGCTGGGCATACGCCAAAAACCCGTATTCGGTTGTGTGGTGTTATCTTGAGGATGGCACGCTGCTGAGCCTCACATATAAGCGCGAACATCAGGTCTGGGCCTGGTGCGACCATGACTTGAGCGGCGGCCAGGTCGAGCAGGCCGTCGTCATTCCCGAAGGGGATTTTGACCGCCTCTATCTGGTGGTCAAGCGCACCATCAAGGGTCAGGAACGGCGCTATATTGAGCGCATGCATGATCGTGCCTTTACCGACGTTGCGGATGCCTGGTTTGTGGATTGCGGTCTGAAGTATACGGGCAAGCCGGCCACTGTTATCGCTGGGCTTGATCACCTGGAAGGCGAAGAAGTGGTTGCTCTGGCGGACGGCAATGTTGTTTGCGGTCTCACCGTTATCAAGGGGCAGATCACCCTGAAGACGGCTGCATCCACGGTGATCATTGGCTTGCCGTACTGCGCAGAGATTGAAAACTTGCCGCCTGCGATTGATCTGCCGGACGCGGGCTCGGCACGGGGGCGTCCGATCAGCATCACCAAGCTCAGCCTGCACGTTGAGCGCACACGCGGGATCAAGGCGGGCCATTGCCGCAGCAAGCTCAATGAACTGATCCAAACCAAAAAAGACCTGTCTGCACCGATCGGGATGCAAACGGATATGATTTCGATCCACCTGTTTGCGCATTGGAATAAGCGCGGCACCGTGATCATCCGTCAGGATTATCCGCTGCCCATGACCATTCTGGGGCTGAGCCCGGAGATTTCGGTCGGACGGTCCGCGTAACGGTTTTGGTTGCGATCATCGATTTGCGCCATGAGGACATCCTGCGCATGGCACAGACCATGCGGCCGATGGACCTGTTGGAATATCGCGCCATGTCCAATGGTGCTTGCGTTGCGACCGGTCTGGAGTTGGTTTGGAAGACATCGGAGCTGAGCAAAGCGGCCTATCTTGATGGTGCGTTGTTATGTTGCTGGGGCCGGTACCGTCAGACAATCCTGAGTGATGAATGCAACCCGTGGATGGTTGCAACCCCGCTCATTGAGACTACAAAAGCCAAGCGGCTTTTTCTAAAAAAATCCAAAGCAATAACACGCGATCTTGTCGGCGATTATTCCCGCGCATGGAATATGGTGTTTGCCGAAAACCGTTTGACAATTCGTTGGCTCAAATGGGTCGGATTTGAATTCGTCGGCGATCCCGTAATGGTCGGTGGGTATCAATTCCTGCCCTTTGAATTCAGGAGAGATTGAGGCATGTGCGCAATTCCAGCACTGGGCGCTGCGGCTGGCGCGATCGGGGGCGGAACCACGCTTGGTGGCCTGAGCACAATTTTTTCACTTGGCTCAGGGCTTGTCGGGGCGTTTGCCCAAATTCAAAATGCCAGGGCACAGGCTGCAGCCTTGGAGCAGCAGGCCCGACTTGACGGCATCCAGGCCCATGAAGAGACGCACGCGGCTCGCGAGCATCTTGAACAGGGCCGAACACAAAGTGACCGTCGCCGTCGGGCAGGGGCTATTCAAAAAGGCGCGCAACGGGCGGCGTTGGCCGCCAATGGTATGGATGTTGAGGGCGAGCTGGCGATTGGTCTGTTGGATGACACAAGCGCAATCATTGCAGATGACGCCTTTGCCATTCGTGAAAACGCACGCCTGGAGGCTGAGGGGCGAACGCAGCAGGCCCGAAACGCATATTGGCGGGCAGCCGGCAACCGCACAAGAGCCCGCAATGCGCGCTCGGCGGGGACCTTTGGGGCAATCGGCACAATCCTTTCAACCGGGGCAAAGGTCGGGGCCCGTTTCAGACCCTATCGCACGATGACGGATTTCTGATGGCGCTGGTTCCACGCGCACGGCATCGGGCCGCGCCTGTTGGCGTGCGTCAGGTCATTGCGCCTGCGAAGACGGTTGCGGCGCAAACGGGTGTTGGTGCGTTGGCACAGGGGCTTTCTGATGTCGGTGACAGGATGGCCCACTGGCAGGATGAAATCGACACGGCAGCCGCCAAGGATTCGGATAGCCAATATTCCAACGCAGTACGCGACCTGCTCTATGAGGATGGCACGGGCTTCATGAACCGCATGGGCGGCCATGCCATCAGCGGCCGTGACGCGATGGCCACGGTCCTCAAAGAACGCCGGGATGCGATCCTGGCGGGGCTCAGCGGCGGTGCGCGTGAAAAGGCGCACGCGGCACTTGAGGGGCGTTATCAGGCCGCATTGCAGCGCATTAATCACCACGCAGCAAGCCAGCGCCGGACGTATCTCAACGACACGGCCAATGCGCGTATCGAAGCGGCCATCAATGATGCGATCAATGATCCTGCACAGGCACCGGAGAGTATTCGGATTGCGATCCAGGAGTCGCGTGATGCCGGGGCGCGCAACGGCGCATCGCCTGAAGTGATCAACGGCCAGATCGCAGAGGCGCAAACACAAATCCATGCCGGCATCGTCAAGCGCATCGCGGCCGCGTCTCCTCTTGAGGCGATGCGCTATCTGCAGGACAACAAGACAAAGATGCAGGGCACGGAAGTCGCGCGGCTCACGGCGTCTCTCATGCCGGCCGTGCGCGAATACAAGGGCCGCCAGATTGGCCGGCAGGCCGCTGAGGCCGGGAATTGGATCCGATACGCCAACCAGGACGCAATCCGCGATGATCCACTCAGCAATCGCCTGACATCGGCGCTTTCATTCTTGCCGCAGATGGGCATCACAATGGAGGTGTTCAGTGGTGGGCAAGCGGCACAAGGAACGCCCGGTGCGCAGCGTGTCGGCTCCACACGCCATGATCGCGGTCATGCGGCCGATGTTTTCTTTTACAAGGACGGCCGACGCTTGTCCTGGCAGGACGCTGCGGATATTCCGATCTTTCAGGAGATCGTGCGCCGTGCCAAGGCGGCTGGGGTCACGGGCTTTGGCGCGGGGCAGGGCTATATGCGCCCCGGTTCCATGCATATTGGCTTTGGCGCGCCTGCGGTCTGGGGCGCTGGTGGCAAGGGCGCGCATGCGCCTGGCTGGCTTCGTGACGCTTATGGCGACGACACGCCCATGCCGGCCTTGCCTGGACAACCGGCGGCAACCGGCATGGCATCGCTGATCACCATCGCGGATCCTGATGAGCGTGCGGCCGCAATGCGCGAATTCAAGCTGATCCAGAGCGATCGCAGGGCGCATTTTGAGGCATCCCGATCCGCTGCGGCTGATCAGGCGTTTCGTCTCATTGAGCGCGGTGGCCGTGTCGATGATCTGCCGATTGATTTTCGGCAAAGCCTGGGCCGTGAGGAGATGTCGGCGCTGCGGGCATATCAGGACAAAGTTGCGGCCGGCGAGAAGATCGAAACCGATCCCACGCTTTATGTGCACCTCTCCCAGATCGCCAGTGATACCCCCAATGCGTTTGTCCATCTCAATCCCATTGCGTGGCGCGACAGGTTGGATGATGGCGACTTTGAGAAGTTCGTTGATCTGCAACGCAGGATCCGAACCGAAGGGCGCGAGGCGGCGGCAAAGGCATCCGTACTTGTCGATGCGCCCACCATCAGCGCATTGCGGACCGCATCAAAAACAGCGCTGCAGGCGGCTGGCATCATGGCCAAGGATAATCCTCAGGCCATCGCCCAGTTTGAGCGCCAGCTCATGCAATGGGCGGATGCTTTTACGCGCGCGGGCAACAAAACGCCAACGCCGCTTGAGGTGAATGAGCGGATCAATCGGATGCTCACGCCTATTGTGCTCAATCCGAGCGGTGTCGTCTTTGGCAAGTCCACACAAGCGGGCGCGGCCTTCCAGATCGACTATGACGGGAACCCGCTTGATCCTGATGATGATCTTACCATGGCAGATCTGCGCGGCGGATCGATCGCGATCAATGGCCAGGATGTCGAGACTGAAATTCTGGATCGCTTCATTGGGGGATTCAAGAAAACGCTGGGACGCAACCCGACAGCGCAAGAAGTGATCGACGGCCTGATCGAGAGCGGCTTGTTTCAATGAGCGAATTTGACGCATTTTTCCAACAGAAAAAGCGTGAGGCCGCTGCCCAGGCTGCGACAAAGGCGCGGCTCAGCCCCTACGATCCGGATCAGTTTGCGCAGGATCGGGCGACTGCCCGTGCGTTGCACATCCCAACAGGCGTTGTCAGCCAAGCCCCAGAAGTGTTTGCGGATAAGCTCAAGCAACGGCGGGACACGGATTATCTTGTTGACGCAAACCGTATTCGGGGCTGGCTGCAAAACCCGGAAAACGCGGCGCTTGCCAGCGATGACATCGAAAACCTCACAAA